GAATTGTTATCTAGGCCTGAGCCTGAAGCACCTGTTATCTATGGCAGACCTGGTTCAAAGTCAGCGTTGATGGAAAGGGTATTGCGTGATTCTTTTGCAGAAGATAAAGCGCAAGTAGCACAACCTGTTCCCATGAACTTAGATCAGGTAGTTGATGCAGTTGCAACTAGCACACCGGCTGTTCAATATTGTGAACATGGCGAGATGGTTCTCAAAACCGGAATTGCTAAGGGTCGCGGTACGCCGTACTACGGATATACCTGCCCTAAAGGATGTGCCGCTAGATGGGCAGTTATGTCAAAAGATGGCAAGTGGTATTACCCGGATTCTAACAATGGGTGATATGGAAATGATTGGGGCTGATGGGATTAGAGCCACCTTTACAGATAGCGGTGTTGAGTTAGACATAGTGCCGCTTAACCAATGCTGTGAATGGTGTAATGATCCCAGGATGCTCAACATCAATGGTGTACGCAAGTGTGCCGGGTGTGGCTGTGTTAATCACATAGAATATAAAACGCATGACTAGATTTGATTATCACAAAGCCATGCGTGAGGGTCATGGTTACAATTTATATGTAGCCGATTTACTACAACACTTTGGTGTGCCAAAGGTTGATGTGCCTGCCTTTTCAATTGCTACAACCCATGATCAGATAAGGGATAAAACCTTAAATGAGAAGGATGTAATAGTTGATGACTTGGTGTTAGAGATCAAGAGCAGTAGCCGATCTTTCACCAATGCTGATGATTTCCCTTTTAACCCGGTAATGATTGACACAGTAAGTGGTTTTGATAGCAAGATTATTAAACCATTTGCCTATGTAATGATTAGCCAAATTACCCAGGGAATCTTTGTAATCCCTACATCTACTAAGTATGATTGGACAATTCGGACATACTGGGATGCAGATAGACAAATTGAAGATCAGTTTTACCTGGTACAAAAAAGACACTGCCGACCATTTATAGAGATGGTTGATGTACTGTTAGAGAGAGCCAATGAGCGAACCAATCAGATGCAATAAATGTGGTAACTGGATTATTGACAATCAATCTTGTTACATCTGTTACCTACTTACAAGAACTTCCAAAAGATTGAGTTAGTGTGTTATAGATCACATCTCATATAGTGAGATAGATTTAGGAGTTACGCTAAAATGATTTGCAACCGTATGTTAGGCTCTAGTAAGCATTTGCCCCAAAGGCAAAAACGCGAACCCCGTAGGGGTGAGTTCGCGAGGTGCTGGCGATTCGGGATAACTCTATGTTTATTTGTAACATTATCCTTTGATATAGGTGTATCTGATACTTACAAACCTACTCATTACAAGCAATACATACTAATGACATTAAATGATTTAGATCAGACCTATTGCCTTATTGATCTTTATCAAAAGGAATCAAACTTTAACCCAAAAGCCCGGAATGGTAGTCATTATGGGATACCACAAGGCAGATCAACATACTTAAAAAACGCAAGCGGAATTAAGCAAATCCAATGGTCAGTGCGTTATATTGGCAACCGTTATGGTTGGATAGATGAAGTAAATCAAGTACCTAATGCGTGTGCCGCATGGGATCATTTTAAGAAGAAGGGGTGGCATTGAAAGATACAGAGAAAATTACAATAGGGGTTACATCACCTGGTTATGTAGTTACAGATTTTATGACAAGCATTTTAGATGTTGCAAGATCACAAAAACAGTTGGGTCAATTCATATCATTGCAAGGCTCAGGTGTTATTAGTAGGTTACGCAATCAGATTGTTGCAACCTTCTTAGAGAAAACAACAGATGATTGGCTATTGCAGATAGATACAGATCAAAGATTTACAGTTGATCATTTTAAGAAGTTAGTAGCCGCCGCAGATAAAGATAAACGGCCTATTGTGTCAGGTGTTGTGCATGGTGGTTGGGAAGTCGGTGAGTTATACCTTGAACCAGTGCCTTGCATATTTAAGATGGGTAAGGATAATGGTTTGTATGCTATACATGACTATCAAGAAGATTCAATCATTGAGATAGATGCGTGTGGTACAGGTGCTATCTTGATTCATAGATCAGTGTTTGAAAGATTTGTTAAAGAAGCCGACCAGGTACATCAGGGTGATAAGTGGGGCTTCTACCAGGATATGCCATTGCATAAAGAATGGGTCGGTGAGGACTTACTGTTTTGCATTAGGGCTAAGAGTTTTGGGTATAAACTATATGCACATACAGGTGTTCAGATGGAACACCAACGCAAGATGTGGATAGGTCATAAGCAACACAAAGACTTTGACCGCTTCAGGCGTAAAAGATTACAGAGTGAGGAACAGATAAATGGCGATAATAACTAGTCAGGTAACAGTAACTACAACAAGTCAATCAATTGTTAGCGTTGACAATGTACAAAGAGATGTATTGCTACATGCCAAGCATGCAGTTTATGTGGGCAACAGTGGTGTCACATCAAGCAATGGTTATCTAATGGATAACGGTGATGAAGTTCGCTTGTCATTGACAGAGGGTGAAGATTTGTGGGCTGTAAGTGGTACAGGAACAGGCACGCTTCATGTGCTGGTCAGTAAAGTAGATTAAAAAATGAGCCTGTTTTTTCCTATTTTGAGCGTGGCTATAATACGCCGCCGTGCTTGGAATCTCTCTCCCCGCGAGAGCCAAAACTGTTTAGAAAAAAATAAATAACTTTTATGAAAACTCTAAATAGCAGGAAATACAACGCGAATTACAAGAAAATAAGAGAAGTTGTTTTGGCTCAAAAGCCAAAATGTTTTTACTGTAAAAAGGCTGTCGCAACCACGCTAGACCATGAACCACCCATTGATTCCTTTCCGTCACCGGAACTTTGGGTGGGTTCATTGCGGCCATCATGTGCGACTTGTAACTATTCAAGGGGGGCTAAATATGGAAATGCAAAACGCAAAGCAATTAAAAATAGTCGCAAGTGGTAAGCCTAAAAAGAAGTTAGGCCGGCACACTACTGCAATGGTTAAAGCCATTACAGGCCGTAATGATATTGATACGGTTAAGCGTGAAATGTTATTAGGCCTTGCACGCGCCTGGGATCGTATTGAAGAATCCGGTAAAGGTGGTCATACCATCCCATCTATATCTAAAGAGTTGCGTGAAATTTGGGATTCATGTGCATTACCTGATGAGGATGATCTGTTTGAATAAAATCTTATGTAAGCCTAGATGGGCATCATTAAGAGATGAAGCATGGGATACAGAAGGTGACAAATTAGCCCAGGTTGCAAGATTGTTAGGTTTTGAATTATTTGATTGGCAACGCTATGTAGCGGATGTAGGTTTAGAAAAAGATGAAACCGGTTTATACAAATACCGTACAGTGGCCGCGCAGGTAGGTCGGCAAAATGGAAAATCAAAATTGATTGAAACGCGTATTGCTTATGAATTACTGCAACCTAAAAGGCATGTTGCCTATACTGCCCAGGATCGTAATATGGCTAAAGGTAAATGGGAAGAACATGTATTAAGTTTTCAACTATCGCCCAAATTCTCAAAACGCATTGCTAGGATTTCAAGAGTTAATGGCAGTGAAAAGATTTACATGCGTAATGGATCAACCTATGGAATTGTTACACCTAACGACAAAGGCGCACGCGGTTTAAGTTTGAACCTAATGGTTATTGATGAAGCATTAACCCATCCACTATCACTGATTGCTAATTTACAACCAACTCTTGCAACAAAGCGTAATGGGCAGTTATGGATTTTATCTAACGCGGGTAGGCCTAACCAATCTGAGTTATTAGAGCATTACCGGGAAATGGGTCATAGGGAAATTGCCGAACCACAAAACAAACTTGCATGGTTTGAATGGTGTCCTAGTGAGGATGATTTTGATTACCTGGATCAAGATGTTTGGTATCAGGCAATTCCATCATTGCATGAAGAAAAGGGTGTTTTGCTAGATGCAGTTAAAGAAGCGGCGGCAACTAATAGCCCTGAGATATTTACAAAGGAATGGTTAAATGTTTGGCCATCTAGGGATGCCGTACAGGTTATCAACACCGAA